TTTGGGTCAACAACCTGACACCAACACGTGCTAACTTAATACCGTGGGCGGCGCCACACTCACTGCGGGCGGCCGACGCTCAAGGCGTCGCTCCGAGCAACAGATCACTGTGTGAAACGCGGCACTCTGGGCATAGTCACGCGATGTTTGATGCTAATGTATGTTTTACAGTGACAAGTTAAATCGACGTAACAAACAAATGCTCCCGCGACCTGCACAAGTGCAGGGGCTAGTTCACTCTAGCGCACACGAAAGCCAACGGCCGAAACCGGAGTTTAGACCCCCTTCCTCTCAGGGGTTGTGCGAGCCGCACCGGGCACTTCACTCATAGGGCGGGGCAGGGCACTGTTCATGAGACGGTCGTAAGCCGCGACTGCCTCAGCGGCGTGGCACCAGTTCTTGCTCAAGAAAGGTGTGGGCAAATCGAGCTTGTTGGCCGTGACAAATTGATGCCAACGGCAAACTTTCTCAAGATCCACCTTATCCATCGAGGCAGGACCTGGCTGACCAGTGGTCGCGAGGGAAGCGTGCAAACGATTGTGCATCCTGTGGGTAGAATGGGGAATGTCCGAGAAAGCAAGCAGGCCGGGGAGTGCGGCCATGCCGGCAGCAAGGAAGTCTTTGCCTACCTGCTTGACAGAGCCTACAAGAGACTTGCCTACAGTTTTAAGGCTAGAACGACCGAGCTCAAGGACGCCCTTCATGAACTGCGAGCCTTTACCGTTCTTCTTCGCTGCGCCTTCAACGGCGCCAAGGGATGCTGCGATCTCAGCGGGGCCGCCTTGAACACTGCGAAGTGAGAAAAGCTCAGTGGACGTGACGATGGGGATAGCTTCAATGTTCATGGTGATCTCGTATTGGAGAGTGTCCGACACGTTGGTGGGCGTGGTTGTCATACCATCCACGAACGCGTACAAAAACATGTCGATGGACTGGGAATCAACGGCCCGCCACTGAAGGGCGGTGGGGAAGATCCCAGACCCCGAAGTCATGATCGGGCTCTCACCAGATATGGGATTCCAGAAAAGAGAGAACATGTTCCCTGAATCGTCAGCCTTAACGTCACTAGAAGAAATGACGACTGAATACTCGGAGGCTTGAAGCGTAGTGTAAACATTAGAAGGTGGTGATAACCACTTCTCCTTAGGAGCGCAGCCAATAACAAGCTTGCTGCCGCGCTCTAGGAGCGGCCCAACATCCTGAAAGTCGATCTGCAAATTGCAGGTCCTGTAATAGACAAAGTTGCTGTTCAAGTCGGAATACATAGGGACATCACTCAACGTAGAAAAGGTGAGATTGCCCTTGCCAGCCGAAGTGGAGAGAACAGTGCCTTCAAAACTGTTGACGTCAGGAAACCAGACCGCACCTTGAAAGACCTCACCACTGGCCAATGTCTGTTCGACAAGACCACCGGTGAAATGAAGAGTAGCCGTGGTTGAAGGGAAAGGAAACTCGTCAGGGACGCGCACTCCACGACCCCGGCCAGCTGGGTCAAGAAGACCTGCTGCAAACGAATTGGCGTTCGTCTGCTGGCGGGCTTTGACCGCAGCCACCGAGGAGTCGATGTCTGCGTGGCGACCCCTGCGGACAGAGCGGCGAGCCACCTTCTCTTCGTGCTTGGCCTCTCTCAAGTCCGTCTTTGCATGACGGAGGTCTCTCTTGGTCTTCATATTCTTCGACTTCGCCATTGAGCCTCAGTAAAACTCGGTACGATGCAATTGCCACAAGAAGGAGGAGGGAGATCAAAATGGACTGTGTAAGATGGATCCAGTCCATAAACTGGCGGAAACAAGCGGATAGGTCTACTCAACGGGCCTACCAGCGTGGAGCGGACTGCACTCTAGACGTGGACAAAAAACAAATCAACGCTTCTTTCCCCGGCTAACAATTAAGGCCACCGGGGTTTTTCGAGTACATGTCCTCAAGTACGCACTGCGGAGTGCGCAAATCTTCCACATGGAAAGTTTCCACCAGGTGGGAACAAAAGTCGTCCACGAGCTGAAACGCCGAGGTGCCATCCTCATTGCTCGTCTCGTAGAGAACGGTTCTGATCCCGCAGGCAATTTCCATACTTTTGTCTGGGTCGAGTCCTCCTTTCCGGAGCGAGCTCAAGATCTTCTCAACGCGGTCTGTGACTATCCTGCCGCCTCGGTAAGACATGCCAAGAAACGTGTGATCGCCAACATCAGGTGAGATACACTCAACCGTCATGACGATACCGCATTTGAGCATGCTAGCCTGAACGGCATTCAAGTCTAAAGAATTGGCATGCGCGAACATGCCGTCATCACCAAGGACTTTTGCAAAAAATCTCGAGAACTCTTCTGCACGCCACCCACATTCCCAGAGTGCTCCGAAGAGCGCACACAAAACAAACATACTGTTGTCAAGAGCAGTAGTGGCACTCCCACTAGGCTCTTTGTCGTGAACCACAAAAGCTCGACCTGAAGCGTCAACCAGCTCCCACTTAGCAAGGAAATTGTGCAATTTCT